ACCCACGACAGAATGTTCTGACAGTACCTTTTATTTTTATCTAATTCTTGCACGACTTATTCTGAATGCTAATGCTTTGCCAAATATTTTTTTTAAATTCTTATCAACAAAACTTTTTGAACTTTCCTCAAATGGAAATGTTTTTCTAATTTTTACAAACTCTTTTAAAAAATACAATAGCTGAAGTTTACCTCTAGCTTTTTCTAAATATATTTTCTTATCTTTAATAAATCCTTTTGGGTTGTTTAGAATTTGTCTTGGTCTTCTGTTTGCTCTTATTCCTTTTGAACCTAATCTTATATTGCTAGTTGGTATTGCAACTCTGCCACCTCTAGCTTTTTTAATTCCTCCAGTAGCTGACTTTGTAATTACATCAAACTGCCTTCCATCAATTGTCTTTTGAAATACAGATGATTCAAGTTTTTGTTTAGTGGCTTTTTTAAATTTAAATAATAAATTTGGAAATCTTCTATTCCTAACAGTGAATGCTTTTGGAAATATCTTTTTAACAATATGATTCTTTAATTCAAAAGCTGTTTCATTTAAAGTTGACCTGGTTGCATTTGGAACCTGGGTTTTTGAAAATCTATTTAGATTTTTAGTAAATGATTTAAGATTTGAATTTATATTTATTTTTACTGTCATGTATGCTATGTCTTAATTTATCTAATGTTTTGGTCAATACCTACACTTTAGAATTATTCTAAACTGCATTTGCCATTTATCAACAACTCTCCATTGAAAATAAAACTTGACCAATTTGAAAATAAGATAAAATCAAAGTCACAAACTTTATAGAGTTTGTGACTTTGACTTTTTTAATCATAAGTATTTCCTTAACTTTTTAGATCCCTCTAGCCTAGCTAGATCATCTACGATTGCTAAAGTAATTTTATCTTTTGCATTCCTTCTAGTATAGATCTCATAAATTCCTTTACCTTCTTTGTAACCATTCTCATATAATCTTGCATTGATGAAAGTATGTAAGATGGATCTATTAACAATTAGCCAATGCTTTTGTAATTCAAAACATATATAATCAGCCTTCCCTTTTAGCCAGCCTGGATTACCTTTAATATCAGTTCCTTCAATCCATGTGTAATCATCCTGAAAGCTAATATCTAATCTGCTAATTCTTTTTCTAGCTTTGACATCAAACTTGAGCTCATGCTCCATTGAAATAATTGGTAATATTCCTTTAACATCCCAATGCTCAAATCTATTTTCATGAACACTTGCCTCTGACCAATTCTTTAAATGTTGATTAGCAAATTGTTTCTCAACTACTGTAAAATCTTTATACTTCATTTCCCCACACATCCCAGCCAGGAGTTTTTTGCCTAGCAAATAATTCTATTCTTGGGAGATCTCCACAGAGCTCCACTATTCTGTCTCTGATTTCATCAGGCTTTTTACTATGTTGTTGTCTAGGTGATACTATTAATCTTCTAACAGATTTTGATTTTCTTTTTATGGTTCCTTTTTTTGCTAATAAACATAATTCCTGATTTGCTCTAGTCCACCATCCCATCCCTATAAAATAATTACTATTATTTTTATTTGTTTTTACCCAATTAAAACCAACTGTTGAATATGTAAATCCCCAATGTTTTATTAAATCTAAACTTTGAGGTAACATCTGATCTAAAACCCATAGAAATAATACACAATTTTTATCTGCAATATCAGGTACAGGAAGTTTTTTTATTTCTTCAAAATCCATTACTGGATAATGTCCTAATGTATCTGGATTCCTACCTCTACCTTTTTTACTCCAGGTTACATGATTCCATGGAGGATCTGCATAAATAATATTATACTTTTTATTTAGGTTTAGCATAGCCAAGAATTTGTTTGAATACTCCATCCTCATAAATCAAATGTATTTTTACATCATCACCTGATTTAGAATAGTTTGATTTAAGTCTTGTAAGTTCTCTGGTGCCATCTTCGTTTTTGTCCATGTACCATAAAGATCTTGTTGCACCTTGCCAGGCTGTAGAACCTGAGAATTTATGAGCACTCATTCCTGAAACTGATGGATGTCCTGAGATTAAAATTGATACTCCAAGCTCAGATGTGAGTTGACCTAGAACAGCTTTCATAAAATAGTTTACATGAGCTCTTATGATCTCTGATCCACCAAATACATCTGATAATGTATCTAATATTAAATAACCTATCTGATTGTTTTTGATAAAATTATAAAGCTGATAAAAGAATTTACCTTTTTTTGGCTCACCATTTTGATCAAAAGTAATTAATAAATTATCATGTCCAATCCTGGGAGTGATGAATAAATTAGAATTATTAGACATCATTGCAAAACCAAATTGAACTTGCTGTTGTCTTCTGGAGATCTCGTCTTTATCTTCCTCACAGAATACACATAATGTTTTAACAGCTTTAGTTTTAGATCCACAGAATGGCAATCCTTGGCTTATGTGATTAGCTAAAGATAGTAAAAAAGTTGATTTACCAATACCACCAATTCCATAAATGTTAGCAATGGTTCTTTCCATGTGCCAATCCTTCCAGATCCAGGATCTTTCAGGGATCTCATGCATCATTAATTGATTAGCAGTGTATGTTTCTATTTCCTCTGCTGATATTTGCTCTGCAAATTCTAGATCTAAAACACCTTCATTAAATCTTTTTAAAACATATTCACACTTATTCTTGAGCTCAGTTTCACCTCTACCTTCTTGCTCTAAAGTCATTCCTGGTCTTGCCTGAGCTTTTTCAAAGTATTCTTTTTTAGAGAATGCAAATAATGTTTCAAAAGATAAGTTATTATCCTTCTTGAGTTTGGCAAAATTTTTATAGACTATTTTTTGCATTAAAGTTTCTCTGCCATCCTGAACTTTGCCAATAATTTCATTGGTATTAATATCAGATGTGTTTTTAATCATTGGAGTGACATTGCCTTTAATCCTTCCATGAATTAGATCTAATAAATTCTTTGATGGCATGGATGGTTTTTTACCTGGATCAATAAAGTTGTAATCCCTGGTAGGATAGGCAACTACAAATCCTCCTCTGCCTCTAATATCTATTCCTGGAGCTAGGTTAGTGGTGTTTTTAATTTCTATGTCCTCAGGTTTTCTAAAATAAAAATGAGTTCCACCTCTTGGAGTTTTAGCTTGTAAAGTTTCATCAAAGTTATCTGGGATAAGATTTTTTAATTGTTTTAGACTTTCATAACCATTGATATTTTTTATTTGATCATAATCAATATCCACCACAAAAACATCATCAGTCCTAATTCCAATTTGGTTAGCTTTACCAGATCTAAAATATTCAAATATTTCTTCTGAGTCTTGTTCTTCAATGTTAGTCCAATCTTTTAATATTGGTCTTTTATTGTTGCATGGAATAACAATAAAATTTTTGGCAATGTAGCTTTCAATTGCATTTTTAAAGCTGTTAAGTTCTGTATCGTCTAGAGTTTGATTTTTGATTCCTATATTCATTATCTGCTTTCTCCAATTTAGATTTAATTGATTTTAAAGAGACCTTATGCTTTTGCATCAGTGGAATATCATCCACTTTATGCATTAAAGTCTCTAGCTCTGTCCTGGTCACTTCCAGGACAATGTAATATTTATGATTTTTTTCTAAGCTCATATTTTTTTAATTAGCCCAGCGATTTTTAGATCGCTGAGCTTGGTTATTATTAACTAAAAAGGAATATCAGAGCTCTGAGACTGAGAGGCATTTTGTTCAGTTCCCAAAACTTCAAAACCCTCAGGTCTAGTCATTTCTTTTAAAAAGACAAAATTAGGAATAGATAAATTCCTTGTTTTATCTCTTTCAGAAACTTCCAGTTTGATCCCTTCATATTTAAAAAGAAATACAGTATCTGATTGATTAGATCTGTTTTCTAGCCACTGAGCTACAATCCTTTGAGCAGATTTGTATGTAGCCACACCATCAAAATTAAATAATCTTGTACCTAAAATTGAATTAAAGCATGGTATTTCTGCAAATCGTCTCCAAGGTTTTAGTTCGCCATTGGCATCCATCATTGCTGATGGCTGTTGAGCTGGAGTACAAGCTCCATTAACCCAGGCATCCATCTTTTTTTCTGGTGGTGAGTTATCACCTTTAAACCACTGAAAGCCAGATTTAATATTGTTAAGATCAAATGCAATCTTAGTATCTAGATCAAATTTGAACTCAACTTTTTTATTATCTTTGTCATTACCCATGAAGGCATCTTTGGTTACCTTGTAACCGATATATGGAGTAATTTTTTTCTCCACATTTATATTTGAACTATAATTTGGTAGTCCACTCATAACATCAACTCCTTGTTGTTATATTGTTTTGTCATTTTTTAAAAAGTGTGCAAAATCCCTAAGCAAATGACTCAACTTACAGTTTTGCATTGCAACTAGCTGTTACAATTCGTTAAATTTTAATTCATTAATATATTCTTTGTCACTTTCCATGTTCCATTGGAATATATTATTATTAAGATCCTTAGCCTTCTTAACAATTTCAATACAAGGCTTATCATGATCTAGAACTAACTTTTGTAGTTTGTTCGTGTCCTGAAGGATCCTCTCCTTTAGATTCATACAGCTTACCTCCTTCTATTTCATAAGTGATCCTGTAAAGTTTTTTGCTATCTAAATCCTCAATTAGATACACAAATGGATCATTTTGAAATTTTGTTTTAACAAGCTCTTTTGCCTCCTGGTCATCATGAGCCTCAACTTTAATTTCTCTGTAGCTTTGCATTTCAGCAAAGTTCATTTTAAAGATGTACTTTTTTTTAGATCCCACCATAAGCCTCAGTTCCAAAATAGTTTCTATATTGATTTTTAACTTCTGCCTCTAACTTATCTGATCTATCCCATTTTTTTGATGGATAAATTAATTTGTAATAATCATCTAAGTTATCAAAAGTCTTACACACATTTTCTATAATCTTGATTGTGTGAACTGCTGTCTCAAGACCATAGTAAATATCTTCTCTAGTCATTTCCTGGATGTCATATTTTGTTTTTGATGCTTTAACAAAAATCATTTTCTTACCAGTAAATTTATAATAGATGCCACCTTGGATTCTATTATCCATTTCAATTTGTCTAATCTGACTGGTGGCTTTCCAATCAATTACCATGTCTTTAGTTTCCATATCAGTAAAACCAAGTAATGGTGTTGAAGTATCTTTTAATGTTGCTGTATGTCTAGTTTGTAATTTGAATGGTTTATCTTTTGCCAGCTCCTGGTAAGCACTAAATAAATTTCTAATTATTCCTGGAGCTTTACCTTTGCCAATCATTTTTTCTAATTCTTTTTGTCTTTCATCCTCAGTACAATTTTGAAATATTGTATTAGCAACAAATTCTTTTTCTGTAATTTCATCAACTTGATCTGGAGTTATTTTTTTTTCTAATAACATTCCTAAAACTTTTTCTGAAACTTTACCTCTCTCCAGGTTAAGATTAGATTCATCTTTAAAACCCTGGAACATTTTTTTGCATTGTCCAACTGGATCATTTCTAAATCCATTTATGCTTGATGGTGATAAATATTTTCTACCGAATTTTTCTAATGGTGATTTCATTTTTCGCTTTCTATTTGTATGAATGATTTTTCTTTTTCGCAGTAATCAATAATCTTATTTAGATCTGCTATAGGATTATTTTTATTTTTATAACGAACCAAATATCTAACTAAATTTGATTGGAATGAATTTAGTTTATTTAATTTAATAAATAACCATGGCTCAATTAAAAAATTTTTATAATGATCTCCATTAACTTGTTTTGGATCTTTGCATTCTTTTAAAACTTTAATTATTTTTTTTAAATTTTTTACATTAATCATTTAAAGCCTTAACTAATTTTTGAAGTGTTTCATATTTTGGTGAAACTTTATTTTTTTTAATTCTGTAATAAGTTGATTGGTGTACTTTTGATGAAAAGCAGAGACTGTCCACACTTAGTTTTTTTTGTTTTCTAAGCGATTCGATTTGCTCAAATTGTTCTTTTAGGCTCATGTTTGCCAGTTGCATAAATGCCATGTTTTATTAACTAAGCATTTTAAGGGTTTTTACAAGCCTAAATTACTTGCATGCATGCGAGGATTTGATAAATTAAACCCATGTTAAAAATTAATGATCTTGTTTGGTTAAAGCAAAGAGATTTTTCTGGTGGTGATACTTGGACTCTTGGCAGAGTAAAAGGTTTCACTAAGAAAATGATTAAGTGTGAGGATTTAGCAAGACCAGAAGTAAAACAAAGCAAAAATGGTTTTGGTAATTTCAAGCCTAGCAATGTCATTAAATTAACTAAAAAACAAAAAAAATATATAGGAGACATGTATGACAAAAACTAATGTTGAAAAAGTAAGTGTTAAAATGGACATTACTTTTAAAGATACAAATAAAATACATTGCAATAACCAGGTTGAGGAATGGTTTTTACAACAATTTAAAAAATCTGGTGCTAGTGAATATGTAGAAATTAATTCTATGAGATGTGATCTATTTGATAAATATAAAAGTTTAACAGATGGATCTATTCAAATTGCAGATGTTATGACACCATTAAAAGATCATGATATTTTTATAGATATTGAAAAAAGATCTAAAGTAAAAAAACATTGGTCAGATCTTACTATTCAAGAATGGTACGATTATAAAAATGGCAATTCCAATATTGAAATTATTGAAGGTAAATAATGAATATATTTTCAAAATTATTTTTTAAGTTGGAAAAAATTATGAGCGATCTTTTTGGGATCGCTCTAATTTTATTGATAGGAATTTTACTTGGTAAATTTTCTATTGCAGTTTTATCAATGTTATTAGCTTAGGAGGATTGATGAGAAAAAAAAGAGGAACCTGTGGAGTTTGTACTTATCGTTTTACTTTAACTAAAAATAATTGTTTGAGAAAACATGGTCATAATAATGAGCCAGCTAATATAGGTTGTGGAAAAAGAATAACTGGTTTTTGTAAAGGCAGTGGATATTTACCTACTGAAATTTCTAATGAGTCTTTATTAGTTGCCAGAAATATAAGTAGAAAAAGATATTTAATTTGCAGAGACAAATATGGAGTTAATGATTTTTTTACTACTATTTATTTTGATCATATTATTAAAGACTCAATCAAAATAAAAAATTGGAAACCAAAAGAGGGAGAGGCTAATGTTACAAATAACTAGAATAGTTCAAGATGATCTTAAAAAATCTTATTATGTTGAAGGCTTAGGTAAGTATCTTGTTTGTAAATATCATGATGATAATCATTATGTTATTTTTAAAAATACAGATAAAAATTATCTAACCAATTTAACATTTAAAACTTTAGATGATGCTTTACAAAATTTGCATGACAGGATGATTGATCATTCTGTTTATTCAGATTTGTGTAAAGATAAGCATGGTACCAGATCTGCTTGCACTTCAGATGATGTTGAGATTTTCAAATATGGAACTGAGGAAAAAATCAAAAAACTAATGGAGACTGTTTAATGGCTGATTATCAAATTAATAAAAGATTGGATGAGGCTAAGACTGGTAACTACTTAATTAAAGTTACCAATATTGGTCAGTGGAGGCAGTCTAAATTTTGTTCTTATGAATATTATGTGACTGTTAAATACCTAATCACAGATGTAAACAATCCTAACAGAACCACTGGAGTTATGGCTCCAGGGTTCGGAGCTAAACCTATTGAGCTGAATAAAAATAGGGAGGATAGTTTTATGTTCTTTGATTTTCAAAATTTTGATGATGAGTTGTTTAACAAATTATCAATGCGTATGAAGTGGATAAATGAAGAAGGCTATTACTTAAAAGAAGGGAGGAAAAATGGCTGAACTAAAAGAACCTCATTTTGAAATTATTGATTCCAATAAAGCTAGAGCTCATGAGAGAGCTAAGAAGGATCAGGAAAAAATGAGGATTGAGGTTAAGGAATTTGCAGAGACTTGTAATGTTCTTGATCTTCAAAAAATGTTTTTATTTGTAAAAGATCTTAGGAGGAAATCATGACTTTTACTTTTGAAAATGAGATGAAAAAGCTAACTAACAAATTGGAGGAATCAGTGGCTGATAAACAAAAGATCTATGTTCTTAGATATAATGAATATTCCTTGGATGGAATGTTTGTTACTGCCTGGAAAAAAGTTTCAATTAGATCTAATAATTTTGACCAGGCAAAAGAAATTGGTGATAACCATTTCAAAGATAATAAAAACATTAAATTCAGAGAATGCATCTGCACTAGCAATGATGTTGGATTTAATGAGTTTTATGGTGATGTGCCAGTTATAAATGTAAATCAAAATGGAGTGAATAAATGAAAAAAATACTTTTGATTTTAACCTTATTAGCTTTAGCAAATTGCTCATCATATAATCCTTTATATGATCCTAAATCTTCCATTAATGGAGGTAAGTTCTTTTATGATGATCTTGAGGATTGTGAGACTTTGATTAAAAGACTTGAAGGCTTTTTTGAGGCTGATATAAGATACAAGAGAATTGATAAGTGTATGGAGCACAGAGACTATTCAATTCTTTAAGTTCCCTTCCTATATTCCTGGAGCCTTTAGTGGGCTCCAGGTTAGAATTAATATTCCATATAACAATTATAACAAAGCCTAGTTTTTTTAGATAAGTCATCAGCTCTAGCTACCAAAACATAGCTATCACTATTTGACAATTCCTTATTACACTTCTGACAAGATCCGACTAAAAAAGAGCTTGGTGGCTTTTTGCTTTTTCTTTTTGGTTTCATTTGAAAATATTACCTTTCCATTTTCATCAACATAAATAATTCTTACTCCTAATTTATTTTGTATAGATTTTGATGGTCTATAAATCAACTGACCTTTTTTGCATCTGCTTTTTATTTTAGTTTTGCTTACCCATGAGCTCTTTCTCCTGGAGCCGAACTTCACATCATAAAAAGAGATCTCACCAGTTCTTTTGTTTAGAACTAAAATATCAATAAAGCCTAATCCCATTAATGGAGTGAATACCATGTTATCTTTATCTTTAACAAAATGAGCTATAGCTGTGAGCTCTGACAACATTCCTTTTTGTTTTGGGCTAGTGTTCTTCATGAATTTTTTCTGGATCTTCATTACTTCTATGAACCTCTGCTAATAAACAATAATTACAAACTTCTTTTTCTGGAGTTCTTGGATCTTGTTTGCAAGATGCACAATAAACAACTGTTGCTTTTTTAAGTACGATAATATCATATTCATCACTCATTATGGACTCTCATAAAGCATTTTAGAAAATTTCTTTTCATCTTTGAGTTTCTTTTTTAAATTTGCATTTTGCTTTTTATATTCCTCTATCTCTAATTCTTTTTGATCAATTATATTTTTATATCCCTGGATAGCTTGCTCATGTTTTTTATTGAGCTCTTGTATTTCTTTTTTTAATTTTTCTATACTCATTATTTAGCTTTTATAATTTTTTCAATAGATTCTGATCCATCTATATTAGTAGTTATTTCAGCCTCAACTTGTCCACACATAAATTGTTTATTATTCATTTCCATATTTCTCTCAGCCTCTCTTTTCATTTTTAAACATGTGCTAAGACTGTCCTGGATTCTGTGCTCAACTAATGAACCATTAATAAAAAGACATAATGCAAAAACTAACTTGATCATTAATGAGCTCCATTACCATTACTAAATTTAATATCTCTTGTTGCATCTTTTAATTTTTCTACATCTTTTTTTAATTTTTCAATTTCTTTTTCAAATTGTTCTAGCATGACACCTGTATGAATATTTTGGTCTAAAAGTTTTTGATGTTTTTCTAATTGACCTGACATGTATTCAATTAACATGAATTGCTCCTGGTCAATTGGCTTTTGAGCTGATGCCTCCAGGAGATCTTGCTGTTGCAGTTTATCTGCTGTCTCCAGGTTGTTTAATCTTTCAACAATATTAAAATAAGCGAATAGTCCTGTGCAGATTATAAAGATTAATCCTAAAAGATTTCTAATTGGTAAACTTAAAGTTGTTGAATCTGACACTCTCATTTGCTTGCTATCTTACCTTTATTTGTACCCTTCTTAATTACATATTTCTGAGTACCATGAGCTCCTGTCTCAACTTCTTTCCTTAAATATCTAAAGATATTCATCTCTTTAAATTTTCTTTCAACTTTTTTTGCAAAGCTCTCTAATGTTTTAGTATCTCTCATTTTTTCTTAACCTTTTTTTTAAGTTTAGGCTTAGATCTAAAACAATCATCCAGCCAATCAAAGCACCAATCTACTCCAGCAAAAAAATTATAAAGAAATTTGTCTAACATAAAATCACTGTTAGCAGATTATTTCTTTTGGTCTAGCTACCTTCCTTGACCTCTATATGCTTTCCTGGAAAATTTTTTATTAGGGTTTTTTGAGTGTCTTCCTGGTCTTTTTCTTGGAGACTCTTTAACATAATTGGCAACTCCAAATAATGGCTTTTTCTTAGCCATTATTTATTACCTTTAAATTTTTTAACTGTATTCACACCAAAGCTAGCACCAACTATTGTAAGTATTATTATCCAAAAGTAATCACTAGCATATTCTAAGATCTCCCAGCCTCTAAGCATAGACTCCTGAAATGCTGGAACGAAATGTGCTAGAAAAATTAAACTAAATACCACAACTAACCATTCATCCTTGTATGAGCTCTCTTGTTGTCTTATTTGCTCAACAGATACAGTTTTAACTGCCTCTATCTCTTTGGCTTTTATAATCTTATCTTTTTCTATTTTATTTTTAATTCCACCTACAACTTTTTGAGTTATTAATTGTGTTAATGGATTATTAATTAATTTTAATAAATGAATCATTCTACTACCTTGCCATCTTTCCATTTCATTTCTGGTAAACCATTGGAATATTTTTTACCATCATAAGTTAAAACTTGTTTTCTGTTAGATCCTTTTTCATTGTAGCTAACATGAACCCAACCTTTAGATCCATCATCTGGAGAATAATACTCCAGGATTAATTGATCAAAATCCACATTGTTTTGTAGCCAGTAAGCTATTTGAATATTTGGAACTCCAGGTATTTCAAAATCCACAGCTTGTCCTTTAGCATGCTGAGAAGTCTTTTTAGATCCAATAGCCTCGCACAATTCCTCAGATCTATAGCCTGAGCTTATTATAACTGGCTTACCATCAAAATGAGCTCTAGTTGGCTCTAAGATCTCATAACATAGATCCTCTAAGTTTTTTATATCACCAGCTCCAGGCTCGTTTTTGATACCTCGCCTGGTCGCTGTCATTGACTTGGTAAATTCCTCAAGTTTAAAATTACGACTAAGTTGCATGATTAAAATTTATTTAGATTTGTTATTTGGTCAAGTTATCCATTCCATTTAAAAAAGCCTACAATGGCAGTTATCAAGCCACCAATAAAAAATAATAAACCTACAGCTCCCTTGCTTTTGTTTACATCTGCTTTTAATTCTTTAATATCTTTCCTCATCTCATCCATGGTTTTAAACAAGGTTTTCATTCTTTCAGCACAAACTTTTTCATGTGAGGATAATCTAAAACCCACCATCTCTGATGGATCTATTGTTTTTAATCTGGTTCTTTTTTTAACTGTCTTTTTCATTGATCATTACTTCGTTACAAAAATAAGTTACATATAATTTTTCATTGTTTATTTGTTCCTCTTTTAACTTAGCGAAATTAATGGTCAACTGTGATCCAGCAATAACACACTCTGTCCAGGTGTGATAAGCTGGTTTAATTGTTGCTGTGTTGTTACAAAATCCAGTGATGGCTGAGCAAATACTAAAAGCCAAAATGAATTTCATTTTATGGCTCTGTAGGAAATTGAATATTTCTTACATCCTCAGCAGTCATGCTTTCAGTAACAGTTCCTGGGAGATCTCTTAAACTTTGTCTATATGTTTTAAATCCAGCAGATAAAGTTGAACCAGTCTCTTTAGCTTTAATTACTTTCCAATCATCTTTAGCAAGTAATCTGTCTCTCTTTTGTCTAAGCTCAGCAACAGCTCTGTCTTTAGCACCATTGTTCCAAGCAGTTTCTTCAGCTTGTCTTTGTGCGATTTCCTCTGGTGTTAGAGGTACTTGTATTCCATTTACTAATTTGTGCATAATAACTCCTTTATAAATTAATTTACTCCGAATAGCAATATCTGACCAGAATCTATGTTGCCAGATTCTATTCTAAACTTAAATCTTGTTAATGGTGTGGTTTGATTAAAATATCCAGCTAAATATTGATCTGTAGCACCAGTACCACCATAATTACTTATTCTTGCTAAAAAATGTTTCACAAATGTATCTGATGAGGGATTGAAAATATGTAAGTAACCACTTAAACATTCATCATTTGCATTTCCTATTGCTTCATTTTGAAATTGTTGAAAAGCTGTACCTTGTGCTTGATCTCTATCGGTTCTATAACCTAATCCAGAAGAAGCACCATTTTCGTCATGAAATGCTCTAAAAACAGTAGATGTTATTGTTTGATTATAATTAGTATTTGTTCCTGTATCAGCTTGAAACTCTAATCTTTTATCATCAGTTTCAGGGTGGATATTCACAAAATAAAAAATGTATTCCTTATATGTACTATCAATACCAGATGTGAACTCTATACTAGCACTAGAACTAGCAGTAGCAGTTGAGATATGAGTTAAGCTACCCAATGAACTTATA